GGTGGAAAAAATACTTCTAGTGGGGTCAATGTCGGAGCAAACGAAAGATGGAAACCTAAGCAATCAGGATCTTGGGGTTTCCCTGTTTATCACGAAGCCTCTGCTAAGAAAGGTGTTCGCGCTCAGGTAGGACCAAAAGGAAAAAATAAAGGTAAAAACTTTTACACGAATTTGCTATCCGTTATTCAATCTAATGGTGCGGCAATGGTTTTCGAGTACGCTGGAACTAAATCTAATAACAAGTTTGCTAAAGCATTAGAATCTAAAGGATTCGGTAGACCGATGAGATCTTTATTTAAAGCCGTAGATAAGAATTTAAAAGAAGTTCAAGATGGTGTCAAAGATGCGATAATAAGAACAGAAGAAGAATTTAACACTCGACAAGCAAAAGTGAGAGGTGATAAATAATGGCCATTATTGCCAGTATTATCTCTACGTTCGATCCTAGAGGTTTAAATAATGCTAAGAAATCTTTTTCTGCTTTAACCGACTCAAACGTTTCAGGTGCTAAAAAACAACAAATAGCAATGAAACTTTTAGGTGGTGCTTTTGCTACTGCCGGAGTTGCCGCAGGTGGTTTTGCAATAAAACTTGGAGTGGATGCAGTTAGGGCTGCAATAGCCGAAGAAAAAACTATTGCTAATTTAAATAGAACTTTACAAAATCTAGGTGTTGGTTTTCAACAAACGCAGGTAGAAAATTTTATAACACAAATGCAGTTTGCTACTGGCGTTTCAGATATGCAACTACGACCTGCAATGAATCAACTTGTTCTTGCAACTAACGATGTTGCGCAAGCACAAAGAATTTTAGAACTCTCTTTAAATATTTCAGCATCAACCGGAAGAGATTTAGAATCAGTAACAATGGCTATGAGCAAGGCAGCGATCGGAAATTTTACTGCTTTAACTCGTCTTGGTGTTCCTTTAGATAAAACAATAATTAAAAATAAAGATTTAGATGCTGCATTAACAAGTTTAGAAGATAAATTTCAAGGAGCATCTGCAGCAGCAGCCGGAACTATGGCTGGAAAGATTTCTATCCTAACCGAACGCGTAGGAGAAGCACAAGAGGCAATAGGTTATGACTTAATTCTTGCTTTACAACTTGCTGCAAATAAAATGGATGGAGTAGGTGGAGTTGCTGATTCGATTACAAATATGGGTGATCGATTAGGTGATTTTATTGTTGGTCTTGGATATTACATTGGAGAAATTGATTTATCGATTGATGGAACAAATCGATTTACCAAGGCAATAGAAAAAACTGGGCAACAAATTGTTTTCAGTATCCTTGGACCTTTAGGTGCCGCGATTCCTGCAATAGGTGATTTGTTTGGTTCAGTTGCAGATAAAGGCGATGAATTAAAAACTTCTAACGAAAATAATGCCCTTGTCGCTCAACTTGCTGGAGATCGATATACAGCATTAGCAAAATCTTTAGGTTATCTAACAAACTCTACTGAAGAAGTTATAGATGTAGAAAAAGAAGAAGCCGAAGCATTAAAGGCTGCAGAAAAAGCGGCAAAAGAAAAAGAAAAAGCATTACAAGATTTACAAAGAGCACAAGAACGTATTAAAAAAACTTCACAAGACTTTGCTTCTTTTGTTGCAGGAACTAGCCCTAAAACAATACAGGGATCTCTAGATGCCGCCAAAGTCGCTGTTGATGATATGCGAAAAGAATTTAACGGAATAAGATCAGTAACAGAACAAACAGCAGATAGGTTTTCCGATCTTTCCGGAGTTGTTAAGGATGAATTAGGTTCTGCTTTCTCATCTGCTGAAGATCAACTTCAAAGCGCTAAAGAAGCCTTTAACGAATTTAGAGATGCTATTTCCGGATCTATTACTGGAACTATAGATTTTGCTTCTGCTATTGAAGATCAAGACTTTGTAACAGGTTTAGAAGCGCAAGCAAATACGGCGATTAAGTTTTCAGAAAAAGTTGGAAAACTTTTAGAACTTGGTTTATCAGAAAGAGCATTAAGGGAAGTTCTAGAAGCAGGTGCAGAAACCGGAACTGCGATTGCTGATCAGATTATTGCCGGTGGTTCAACAGTTGTACAAAAAGTGAATACCTTAGTTGCTTCAGTTGATAATGTTGCAAGTATCGTCGGACAAAAAGGTGCAGAAGCATTTAAGTCTGCCGGAGTTGCTCAAGGTCAAGCACTTGTAGACGGAATTAAAGAAAGTATTGTTAATGCTGCAGCAGAAATCGCTGCACTTGCTTCATCTTTAGGGTCAGTAACTATTGTTCCTCCGGTTACAAACACATTAGTTCAAGAACCAAAACCTTTACAGACTATAAAAGAACCAACTCCTACAGAATTAACTCGTACAGAAAAAATTGTTAAAGCAGCCGGAGGCGCTGGATCAACTCCTGCAAGTAGACATTACACAGCGATGGCTGCAGCGATGGGAAAAATTCGTCTTGCTGACGGAGGAATTGTTATGGGACCAACTAACGCTCTTATCGGGGAAGCCGGACCAGAAGCAGTTATTCCTTTATCAGGAACTAATTCAGTAAAAATGGGAACAACTTACAACATAACTGTTAATGCCGGAATAGGAACTAATGGTGCTCAAGTCGGAAGAGAAATTGTAGACGCAATTAAGAAATTCGAAAGAACTTCCGGACCAGTTTTTGCGAGCGCGTAAATGTCTGTACCAAATACAACTGTAGAAATTGGTTTCGATTTATCTTCTCAAGGTGGACCATTTTTTACTTTAGACGATTCTGTGCAAGGTGTTTTAGATAACACAGATTTTACTTTAGGTGGAACTCTTTTTTACGATATTTCAGAATTTTTGTTAGGAGTTCAAGTAGCGCGTGGAAGAAGTCGAGAACTTGACCGATTTAACGCAGGACAACTCGATGTTCTTTTAGATAATCGCGCAAGAACTTTTGATCCTCTTTATTCCTCAAGCCCTTTTGCCGGACAAATAATTCCGCATAGAGAGATAAGAGTTAAATCTAATAACGAAGAAGTTTTTTTCGGGGTAATAGACGATTGGAATTTAGATTACACACCAACCGGCGACAATACGGCAACAGCGATCGCTTCGGATGGTTTTACTCTTCTAGCAACTCAAGCGCTGTCAGCACATACAGCAACTTCACAATTAACTGGCGCTAGAGTTAATGCTGTTTTAGATAGATCAGAAGTCGATTGGCCGGAAACGCTTAGAACAGTTGAAACCGGATTAACAACTTTACAAAATGATGTTGTTGATTTAGGAACTAACGTCTTAGATTATTTACAAACTGTTGCCCTTTCTGAACCTGGGTTTATTTTTATCGGTAAAGATGGTTATTTCAACTTTCAACAAAGAACACAAGATATTTCCTCTACGGCTGTAAAAACTTTTGCCGATGACGGAACAGGAATCTCTTTTAATACCTTACAAGTTATTTACGGATCAGAACAGTTGTATAACAGAATTACTATAACTTCGCCTAACCTGACCCCTAAAACAGCAAACGATACTGATTCACAAAACCAATACGGCATTTCCACGTTAGAACAAAATCTTCTATTAAATTCAGATGACGATGCACAAGATCTTGCAGATTATCTATTATCAAGATATTCAGAACCAGAATATAGGTTCGAGGCACTAGAAATTGAACTAGCAAATCTTTCAACAGCGCAACAAAATGAGGTTTTATCCCTTGAATTAACCGATATTGTTAGAGTTAAATTTACCCCTAATGCGATCGGTTCGGCTATAGATAAATATGCGCAAATAACCGGAATTCAGCATCGAACAAATTCTATCTCGCATAGGGTTACAATAGGATTAAGCACTTTAGATTATGCAAATTTCGTTCTAGATGATAGCATTTTCGGAGTACTTGATTCTAGCCAATTAGGTTTTTAAGGAGTTATTCGTGGGTTCAGGATTTAAAACCTTTACAGCAGGTTCGGTTTTAACGGCCAGCGATGTTCAGAATTATTTGCAAGATCAAGCCGTTATGGTTTTTGGTGGTACTGCCGCAAGATCTTCAGCAATAGGCACAGCAAATTTCGAAGAGGGCATGCTTACATATTTAACAGATGTAGATAAGTTACAAGTTTATACAGGATCATCTTTTCAAGATGTGTATCCACCTGCCGCAACAAGTCAAGGCATGACTTTAATTAATACAACTAGTTTTAGTGGAGTATCTTCTCAATCATTTAACAATGTTTTTACAAGCACCTACAAAGATTATTTTATTAAAACAACTTTTAGTGGTGATGCAGCCAATGTGTCTGCAAGTTTAAGATTGAGAGCAAGTGGGGCAGACAACTCATCTGCTGTTTACGATTTTCAAGAATTAAATGGTGCAAGTGGTACTCCAAGTTCTGGTGCAACAAATGCTGGAACACAGTTTTTTATAAGTTCTGGGGGTAGAAGAAATCAAAATTCAACAATTACTTTTTTTAGACCTCAAACAAATACACCAACAAATTGGTTAGTTTCAACTATAAATTACAATGCAGATTTTGCACAACCAATATTTTCAAATTTTGGTGCTTTGCATAGAAACAACTATCAGGCTGATGGTTTTACAA